TCTTTCGTCAATTGGAGCAACATAATATTGTTTGTAATTAAATCCTGCTTTAGGTGAATCTAATTCTGCCTGTGCAACAACTTGATCATTAATAGTTTTTTCTCTGTTATATGTACTCATGTAATTTGCTACAGAACCGGTTGTAGTTGCATCACCAATAATATCTCTAAATTCTTGTGCATCAACTAGTGTTTTTAATTTCAATCTTAATAAGTGCGGCCACCAAGTTTGTGAAAATCCTTCTGCCGCTCTATTAACATCTTCAATAACATAATATCTTTTAAGTGCAATTGGTATACTTTCATCCAAAGAATAGTCTTCTTTCATGTGTGGAAATTCTACTACATCTCCTGACATAGGTTTTCTACCCAATCTTTCAACAATATCGTTCATGTGTACAGTTAAAAATATTGTATCGTTTTGTAAAAACATACCAAATTGTGATAGATTAAAATCTATATCTTGTACATTGTATATTCCTCTTACAATATAAACATCTGGAGAGTATTTTCTATCTCTGTTTTCTAAAAATAATAGATCTTGTATGGTTCTTTCGTTTAAACTGTCACCTGAATATTGTGGTTGTGTGGGTGATGCTTCACCATCTTTTTGTGTAGTGCCTTGATCATATGGTCCCAAATATTTGTGAAAATGCAAATCTGTTCCTCCAACCGTAAACATCTCTTTAATGGTACGATCAAAGAACTTATAGTCGTTGCCTTTCTCTGGTTTAAAAATGGATAATCTTGGCATATTATCTATATTTATAGATAGTAAAAGAACTATAAATATGAGTATGTCAGAACTACAAACAGGTCAACAAGAAGTATTTGATTACATAAAAAACAATCTAGGTGAGGGTATGGTAGATGTTGAATTAGATCCAAAACACTATCAAACAGCACTAGAAAGAGCAATTAATAGATACAGACAGCGTTCTTCAAATGCTGTGGAAGAATCTTATGCTTTTCTTACGTTACAAGAAAATCAAAACTCATATATTTTACCTGATGAAGTTATTAATGTAAGAAAATTATTTCGAAGAACAGTAGGTGCACGTACTGAAGGTGGCGAAGGTGGAACATTATTTGAACCGTTCAATTTAGCATACACAAACACATACTTGTTAAGAGCAGGAGCAACAGGTGGATTAGCTACGTATTTTGCTTTTGCTTCTTATCAAGAATTAATAGGTAAATTGTTTGGATCATTTATACAATTTCATTTTGATGTTGCGACTAAAAAACTTACAATAACACAAAGACCAAGAGCAGATAACGAAACTGTTTTAATGCATACTGACAATTATAGACCAGATATTACACTATTCAAAGACGTGTATGCAAAACCATGGATTAGAGATTATGCTCTTGCAGTATCTAAAACTATGTTGGGCGAAGCAAGAGGTAAATTTAATACTATTGCTGGACCACAAGGTGGTACAACTTTAAATGGTGGTGAACTTAAACAACAAGGAATTACCGAAATGGAAAAATTAGATGTGGAAATCGGTAACTTTGCAGAAGGTGGCACACCACATAGTTTTGTTATAGGTTAATTCATAAACATAACATTTTAAATAACAATGAATGGAAAAATCTCGTTATAAAAGATATTGTGATTGTAACATAGACGAATTGGAAGAAATCGTAAATGATTTAGAAAATATGTCTATTAGCGCCTTAAAAAATAAAAAATTAGATATACGTAAAACTATCTTAAGTTCTGTTATTGAAGCAAAAAAAGAGATTGAAAAACGCTTAAAAAAATAGTATAATCAATTAATGTTAATAGGGTTAGTAGGACTAATTGGGTCTGGCAAGGATACCGTTGCAGAACGATTAGTAACACATCACGGTTATAAAAGAGATAGCTTTGCAAAAAGTTTAAAAGATGCAGTTAGCTCAATGTTTAATTGGGACAGAGAAATGTTAGAAGGCAATACTGAATCTAGTAGACATTGGAGAGAACAACCTGATCCTTATTGGAGTGAACGAATGGGCAAAGAAATAACTCCTCGATGGATATTACAATACTTTGGAACTGAAGTAATGCGTGGTCAAATGTATGATGCTATATGGGTTGATTCAGTTATTGGGAGATATAAAGGTGAAAATACTGTTATCTCAGATACTAGATTTCAAAACGAAATTAAAACTATTAAAGCACACGGTGGCAAAATACTACTTGTAAAAAGAGGAGAATTACCCACACGTGAAGAGATGCAAAAACAAGGTGCACATCAATCTGAATGGGATTGGATGGGTAGTACGTTTGATTATATTATTGAAAATAATAGTACTATAGAAGGATTAAATGCTAATACAGATCAATTTATTCATCAGCTACAAGATCGCCAACCTTCCAACCTAGACGTTTAACACTAGTTAAACGTTGACAATTAGCACATACAGTTTTTAAATTTATACTGTTTGTATTCCTTAAATTTCCATCTATAAAAAACACATCTAATTGCGATTTATCTTGTGCTTTAAAACCACACAATTCACATTTAAATTTTTTACGATACCCCGATCTTTGTAATGCTGTAACACCACCAATTTTTAAATTTTTCTTTTTACGATTACAAGTATCACATAACCTACGCCAATAGATTTTAGTACCTTTACGATATCCGTATGCTCTTGGTTTAGCCTTACATTGTATACATAATGGTCTGGTACCTATATTCATATTTGTATTTACGTCGCCTATATAGGTACCAGATTTTGCAGAATAATGTCGTAAAATGCAAATGATTATATAAATAGTTCTAGTATACGGATAAACTTGCAAGGAGAACACGTAAATGGCATTAACATCACCAGGAGTAGAGGTAAGCGTAATAAATGAAAGTTTTTATGTACCATCAGATGCGGGTACAACACCTCTTTTTATAGTAGCATCATCACAAGATAAATCACCGGGTTCAGGCACTGGTACAGCATCAGGAACAACAACTGCTAATGCCAATACAGCTTACTTAATTTCTTCACAAAGAGAACTAACAGAGACTTTTGGAGATCCAAAATTTTATACAGACGTTTCAGGAAACTCATTACACGGTTATGAGTTAAATGAATGGGGACTACAAGCGGCTTACAGTTTCTTAGGAATTGCCAACAGAGCATATATGCTAAGAGTAAATGTAGACACTGCTGATTTAATTGGTAGTGCAACATCTCCAACAGCGGCGCCGGCTAATGGTACATACTGGTTTGACCTTGCATCAACTAGTTTTGGACTATTTGAATGGTCACAAACAGATCAAAAATTTACAGCAAAAACACCAACTTCAATCACCGCGGTAGGTGATTTGGTTGGCGGTGTTTCAACAGGAATACCTAAAACTTCAATAGGTTCACAAGGTGATTATGCTGTAAACACAACACACGTTACAAACAAAATTTATTATAAAAATGATGCTAACGCATGGGTACAAGTAGGTTCACCTGCATGGACTATATCACACCCAGTAGTTTCAGTTGCATCAGGTACAACTGTTACACAAGGTCAAACTATTGTAATAAACGGAGTTACAGTTACAGTTTCAGGCGGAGTAGCACTTTCACACGTTGCAACAGCAATCAATGCCGCGGCATTAATAAATGTAAGTGCGGCAGTAGATACAGTTACAGGCAATTTAGAAATTTATCACAATGGTTCTCTTGAAACAGCCGGTGCAAACACAATTACATTTGGTGCAGGTACAGGCGTAATGGCTTCATTAGGAATTTCAGCAAAAACATATAAAGGTACTAAATTTTTACAAGACAAACACACTAACAGACCAACTTGGAAAACTGCAGATGAAGACAGACCTAACGGTTCTGTATGGTTTAAAACAACATCAGCAAACAGTGGAGCAGATGTTGTTGCAAAACTTTACAGTACAGCAAGTGGAACTTTCTCAAGCGTAAGTGCACCATTATATACAACAAACCATTCAGCACTTTACACTTTAGATCCAACAAACGGTGGAACAGGACTTACAGCTGGAACACTTTATAGTCAGTACAACATAACTGAACAAACTATAAGTGGAACTGATGAAACAGATGTTACACCAAACGTAGGTGATTTACAATTATTTAGATATGAAGGTGGCGTAACAACTATTACTTCAAATACATTAACACCATCACTTACAAGTGGACATACATTTAAACTTTACGAATCAATAAAAAATCAAGAAGCATTACAAATAAGTTCAACTCCACTAGTAACATTAGGTGGAACTGATGCAGATGCATTTGTGGCGGCGGTAAGTGCGGCAGGATTAACAAACGTAACTGCTACTAAACTTGCAAGTGGTGCCATTCAAATGTCACACGCATTAGGTGGTGAATTTAGAATGCAACAAATTACAGGAACAGCATTAGATGATGCAGGTTTTGGATCTGCAAATGGTCATGCTTATGGAACATACACAGCAGACAGCGCCACACTAGTTGACAACTTATATGATACTCCACAAGGTGATCAAGATGATTCAACTACTCCAACAAGCGTTGTAGCAAGTAATTGGAAAAGATTATCTTATACAGCAAGTTCTAGTGCACCAACTAGTGAACCAGCAGATGGTCAACTATGGTACAACACAGCAATTGACGAAGCAGATATTTTAGAACATAACGGAACAACTTGGATAGGTTATGTAACAGCAAACGCAACAACAGATCCAAATGGTCCACAATTTTCAGCAACAGCACCAACTACACAATCAGATGGTACTGCACTTGTAAGCAAAGACTTATGGATTGATACAAATGACTTAGAAAATTATCCAAAACTTTACAAATATAATACTTCAGCAACATTAAGTTCAAGCAACACTTCAAATAATGTAGTAGTAACTACAACTGGTGCGGCTTGGGTACTAGTTGATAAAGCAGATCAAACAACAGAAGACGGTGTTGTATTTGCTGATGCTAGATGGCATACATCAACTGATAAAGCGGCAGGTACTAGCACAGCGGCAGGTACAGCAAGTACAATTAAAAACTTGTTAAGTAATGGCTTTTTAGATCCAGACGCTCCAGATCCAGCATTATATCCACAAGGTATGATACTATGGAATACTAGACGTTCTGGATACAATGTAAAAGAATACAAAAACAGTTACATAACAACAACAAAATATCCAGGTTCAGGATCTACTGGCTTAGGTAACATTAGATACAACAGCAACGAATCAGTTGCAAGTTACTATCCAGACAGATGGGTTACTAAATCAGGTAACAATGCTGACGGATCAGGAACTTTTGGAAGAAAAGCACAAAGAAAAGTTGTTGTACAACAATTAAAATCTGAAATTGATACTAATCAAGCAATTAGAGAAGATCAAAGAGGATTTAACGTAATTGCTTGTCCTGGTTATCCAGAAGCAATTGCTAATATGATTAACTTAAACACTGATAGAAATAATACAGCATTTGTTATTGGTGATTCACCATTTAGATTGGCTGGTACAGCAACAGCAATTACAGAATGGGCAAATAATTCAGCGGCGGCATTAGATAACGGTGAAGACGGATTAGTAAGTGCAAGTGATTACTTGGGCGTATTTTATCCATCAGGACAAACAACAGATAATTCAGGCAATACAATTGTTATTCCACCAAGTCACATGATGCTAAGAACACTAGCAAATAATGACAATGTTGCGTATCCATGGTTTGCACCTGCAGGTACAAGACGTGGTGTTGTAGACAATGCAACAGCAGTTGGTTATATTGACGCAAGTGAAGGCGAATTTAAAACAATATCTGTAACAGAGTCAGTACGAGATTCAATGCATACTGTAAAAATTAATCCAATTACTTTCTTCTCAGGAGCAGGAATTGTTAACTTTGGTAACTTAACTAAAGTATCAGGAAGTTCAGCATTAGATAGAATCAATGTTTCAAGACTAGCAGTCTACTTAAGAACACAATTAGATGCAGTTGCTAAACCGTTTATATTCGAACCAAACGATGAATTAACAAGAAACGAAATTAAACAAGCAATTGAATCATTCTTACTAGAACTAGTTGGTCAAAGAGCATTATATGACTATTTGGTGGTTTGTGATGAGACAAACAATACACCTACTAGAATAGACAGAAACGAATTGTATGTTGATATAGCAATTGAACCAGTTAAATCAGTTGAATTTATTTACATACCATTAAGAATTAAAAACACAGGAGAAATTGCAAAATTAGGGAACTAATTTTTGAATAAATAGGAGAGACACATGGCAATATCGACATTATCAAAATTTACAGTACCTTTAGCAAACGATCAAAGTTCAGCATCACAAGGCTTGTTGATGCCAAAACTACAATATCGTTTTAGAGCAATCCTAGAAAATTTTGGAGTATCTACACCAAGATCAGAATTAACAAAACAAGTAATGGATATTACAAGACCAAATTTAACATTTGATAACGTAACGTTAGATGTTTACAACTCAAGAGTATATGTTGCAGGTAAACATACTTGGGAACCTATTACAATCACTTTAAGAGATGACGTAAACAACGCAGTTACTAAACTAGTTGGTGAACAGATTCAAAAACAATTTGACTTCTTTGAACAATCAAGTGCGGCATCCGGTATTGATTACAAATTTGTTGCAAGAATTGAAATGCTTGACGGTGGTAACGGAGCAAGTGCACCAAATGTATTAGAAACATTTGAATTATATGGTGCATATGTTGAAAACGTTAACTACAACACACTAGCATACAATACATCAGATCCATCAACTATCACGTTATCTATAAGATATGATAACTGTATACAAACACCACAAGGTACAGGAATTGGTACAGCGGTAGCAAGAACTATTGGTACACTATCAACAGGTGGTGGTGCATAATAACATTTAAAGCAATTATAACGAAAGAAGCGCCATAACGGCGCTTTTTTTGTGGCTATAAATACAAGTAATATGCCAAAGATAAACGACTTTTTACAAGGATTTCAAGACAACCTTCCAGGAATGAAAGATTTCCAACACGCATCACGATTGTATCTAGATGACAGTTATAAGTTGATGCCGAAACAGAAATTTCTGTTTCACGTGGTATTCAACACAGACGAATCACTATTCTTTAAAGATGGATTTAATCCTCATGAAAGAAACGATCTTAATATGTTAGTTAAGTCTTGTGATTTGCCGAGATTTTCAATGAACCTTGAAGAAAAAATTCAATATAATAAAAAAATGTATGTAGGAACACGTATACAATACGATGCTATTAATATTATATTTCATGATGACCATGCTGATAATGTAAATGCTTTTTGGAAAAAATATTATGAATATTACATAGCAGACACAGTATCAATTAATACCGATATGGAAGTTCAAGATACTAAAGATGATTACTACGACGGCTTTCATGGAAGAAAACTCAATAAATTTGGAATGGATACTCCAATACAAAGAAGACAACCATATTTACGAGGTATAGAAATATTTGTATTACACAAACATAGATTTACATCAATGAGACTTGTAAATCCTATAATTGGTTCTTTTAATCACGACAGTTTAGATCAAGCAGACGGTGCCGGTGTACTACAAAATACAATGCAAGTAATGTATGAAACTGTAATTTATAAATCTGGAATAATCAATAAAAACAATGTACCGGGTTTTGCAACAATACATTATGATCACTCACCATCTCCATTGACTATTTTAGGCGGTGGAACTAATAGTATTTTTGGACCAGGTGGTATTGTAGATGGTATTGGTTCAGTAATGAGAAATGTAAAAAGTGGAAATATTCTAGGTGCAATATTAAGTGCATCAAACACATATAACAATGCTAAAAAAATAAAGAAAAGAGATGTTAAAGAAGAACTAAAAGGTATTGCAAAAAAAGGTGTTTTAGAAGTTGGCAAACAAGCAGGTTCAATTACAGCTCCAGTTGGAGCATTTGCCATAGGAGCGGCTGTGGCAGGTGGCGTTGCAATAGCAACTGCTAAAGGTATTGTTGATAATAACAACAGAGCAAATAGTACTGTTGTAACAAATCCTGTAATGAATACAACCGATTTTCTTACGGCAGACGAAGCATACAATCTTATTACAACAGATTCTAATGTTAGAGATGAAATAGCGGCTGGAATATATTACAAAGATATTGGCTCTAGAAAAGGATTAACAATAGCAGAATCTGATGTTGAATATACTGCTTCAACAGATACAACTAAAACAGTTTATAGAAATAAAGCAATTACTGATATAAGAAAACTTGTTACTGAAGGATATATAAAAATTAACAGAACAACACAAGACGTAAGCATAGCAATTGAGAAGGCAGGATTATAATGGCAGAATTTTATACAAACTTACCACCAAAAGAAAAAGACAATTTGGACAAAACAATTGATAAATTAACAACATCAACGTATGAGGAAAATTATCAATTCAACGCCGGAGAGTATGATGCGGCTGTGGCTTTTTTTGTTAAAAGAGGATTTCAACGAACTGCGGCAGAGTCAACTGCTTACGTAATTTTATCTCAAGCAAAAATCGATAGTATAAGACCACAAGAAATACTTGACAAATTAACTTATGCTTCACCGGCTCAACTTTCCGAAGTAATAACCATTGTACTAAATGCAAATAGATACAAATCCAGTAGGTTAGGTGTGAGACAAACTCTTACTACAAAGGAAACTGTGTCTAGAAATATAATAGACTAATGTTACCTAGATTCGCTAAAGGAAAATTTTCTCCAAAAAACCCAGACAAATATGTTGGATTAAAAACGCCAACTTATAGAAGTAGTTGGGAACAAGCATTTATGAGATTATGTGATGAACACCCTAACGTGGCAAAGTGGGCAAGTGAATCAATTAAAATACCTTACAGACATCCTTTTACAGGCAAATATACAATATACGTACCAGATTTTTTTGTTGTTTATAACGACAAAGCGGGGCGTAAACACGCCGAAATGATTGAAGTTAAGCCAATGTCCCAAACAACATTAGAACGTGCTGGTAAAAGTATGGGAAAGAAAAAACAAGTTGTAATAAACATGGCTAAATGGGAAGCCGCAAACGCCTACGCAAAACAAAATAGAATGAGATTTAGAGTTGTATCAGAAGACCAATTATTTCATCAAGGCACACGTAAGTAAATAAAACAATGACAAAGAAATTAGAAGATATTCTTAATTTACCAAATGTTAAAAAAGCATTTGACGAAGTAGATAAAAAAGACAAAGAAAAACGAGCTAAACAAATAAATGGTGTTCAAAAAAATGTTGACCCACAAACTGCAAAAAATTTAGAAAAAACGTATGCTGAATTTGACAAAATTTCGGCCTCATTACCTCAAGTAAAAGGACTGGGAGATCTGTCAGATTTAGAGTTAGACAAACTGGCTGTTGAAGCTGAAGAAAGTTATAAGAATTTAATGGACTTAGGAATGAACGTAGACTCACGTTATTCAGGACGTATTTTTGAAGTTGCAAGTACTATGTTGCGTAACGCCATAGATGCAAAAGGTTCTAAAATAGACAAAAAACTAAAAATGGTTGAGCTACAACTTAAGAAGCTTAAAATAGACAAAACAGGCAAAGATGATTTAGGATCCGTTGAAGAAAGTGACGGGTTTGTTATATCAGATCGTAATGAATTAATGAAAAAACTGCTTAAAACAGATGACTCTAAAGCTGAAGATAAAGACTAAATACTTCTAATATGAGCACGTTTGCAAAATATCTAACAGAATCGACTAAAACTTACGAGTATAAAGTCAAAATAGCGGGTGACATTGATAAGGATTTCACTACTCGCTTAGAAACTGCTTGTCAAAAATTTGAAGTACAAAAATTATCAGCAGGAAAGAAAACTCCAATACAATCGCTACCTTTGGACTTTCCGGCATTAAAAAATGAATCTGTTACGATTTATGATCTTAAAACTTCATATCCAGTAGCAGTTAGAGAATTAAAAGAATATATTGCTGACTATATGAAAATTTCGCCAGCTTCTGTTGTTGTAAGAAAACCAGGCGAACCAACAGAAGAATATCAAGAACAAATTGCAAACGCAACAAAATCAGAATACGTAAACAAACTTCGAGACATAGAATATAAAGATGCACCAAAAGTAAATGCAGAAGATTTTCATTCTACGAAAGCAAACATGAGTTTGTTAAAAGAATTATTAAAAGACAGAGAAGTTAACAAAGACGCACCAAAAGAAAAAGAACATATTCAAAGTAAAGAAGATGCACCATCAAATTCACCTTTAACAAAAGCAACTAATCCTCATCCGGATCCAAAAAGGAAATAATTATGCCTTGTAACAATCCAAATTGCCAATGTGAAAATTGTACTTGTGAAAATTGTACTTGTAGAGAATAAATTATGGAAATGATAGACGTTTTAAATAAATTACAAGAAATTACCGGTAAAAGTCCTGAAGTTGCAAAAGCAATTCAAAGTGTAACAGCAACTAATCCAGCACAAACATCAGAAGGCGGAATGTCAGATGTACATATTGGTGCACAAGAAGCCGTAGGTGAATATACTGACGAAGATGGAAATTTAAATCGACCAAAAGCAGAAGTTTTACAAGCAATGGCACAAGAAAAAGCAAAACTACCTTTTCCACAATCATACGAAATTGAAACAGCAATGAAAATGGTTGCAGATGAGTTTGATGACAATGGAAGTAGAAAAGAAACT